AGAGTCCCCCGTAGCTGAGGTATTCGAACCGTTACTTGCACCGCGTCGTTACAAGGGAATCCATGGAGGCCGCGGAGGGGCGAAGTCTCATTTCGTGGCCGAGAACTTAATAGTCGAGGCGATAGGTGGTCATGTACGAGCCGCTTGTCTTCGTGAGACACAGACTTCGATCAGAGACTCCGTAAAGCAGTTGCTGGATGACAAGATCGTTCACCTACACGTCGAAGATTTATTCGACTCAACTGATCGTGAGATCATTGGGCCTAATGAGTCTTTGTTCGTGTTCAAGGGTCTTCGTAACCACACCGCGACTAGCATGAAATCCATGGAGGCGTTCAACAGGGCATGGTACGAGGAAGCTCAGGCTCTCAGTCAACGCTCCATCGACATTGCCACGCCGACCATACGTGCCAAGAACTCCGAACAGACGTTCACATGGAATCCGAATCTCCCCACGGATCCTGTGGATCTATTTTTTAGGGATAACGAAGGTGACCCAGACTTCATATCTATCGAAGCCAATTGGTACGATAATCCGTGGTTTCCAGACGAACTATACCGAGATATGCAGCGTGACCGAAAACGGGATATTGACAAATACAATCACATATGGGAAGGCGGCTATCTACAAAACTCAGAGGCTCGTGTATTCAAGAACTGGACTATGGGGACCTTTCAAACGCCAGAGAATGCATTCTTCATGCATGGTGCCGACTGGGGCTTCTCCATCGACCCGACTGTGTTAGTCCGTTGCTTCATAGGTAACTTCATCCGCGGCGTTGCCACGGCAAATCCGATGGGAAATACTCTGTTCATCGACCACGAGGCATACAAAGTCGGTGTCGAGATCGACGACACGCCCAAGTTTTTTGATAGATTAGTTAAGGTCAATGGCGTGACTGACTTAGGTAATTTAGGTGCCGCACGTCGTTGGCCCATCGTCGCCGACTCGAGCAATCCACAGGCGATCAGTTACCTCCGTCGTCACAACTATCCATTAATTCGTAAATCAGTCAAAGGCGTAGGGTCCATTGCCGAGGGTATCAAGTTCCTTCAGAGCTACGACATTATGGTCCATCAGCGCTGCAAGCGCACCATCGACGAATTGAACCATTATCTTTATGAGATCGACCCGATGACTAACTCGCCGACGAACGTTTTACCGCGAAAGAAGAACCACGTGATTGACGCACTGCGTTATGCAGTCGAAACCGCTCGCCGCCGTCGCGGCAAAGTCATCTCTGGAACGATGGGATCATAATATGGCCACGGCGAAAAAGACTCCTGATGCTTGCAGTACTGACTACGAGGTCATGAGACCGTTCTGGCATATGGTGAATTGCTTGCTTGATGGACTATTAGCCGTAAGGAGGCAAGGCGTAACATACTTGCCGAAGTTCGTCAAGGAGACTCAGGTCGATTACGACTACCGACTGAAAAACGTCAAGTTCACTAATCTATACCGTGACATTATCGAAGGCCTGGCGGCCAAGCCATTTCAGAAAGAAGTCCAAATCAAAGAGGGTAGCGCCGACGACGCCATTGCCGGTGTCAAGAAGACCGACGTTCAAGGTCGTGTATTTCGCAGTGGTGGCCTGATCGAAGATATCGATGGACGAGGCAATCATTTGCATGTGTTCCTGTCTCACACTTTCTTCATGTCGATCAACAATGGTATCGACTGGATCCTTGTGGATAAGGCACCGTTACCTGAAGGTGCCACGATTGCCGATGAGAAGCTAGTAGGAGCTAGGCCATACTGGGTTCATCTGAATGCTTTGCAGATGCTCGCCGTATACTCCGATACCGTCGATGGCAAGGAAGAGTTCATTCACGTTCGTATATGGGAACCTGAAACTATTCGCGACGGTTTCGGTGAGGAGTATAGGAACCGCGTTCGCATATTCAATCGCGCCAAACTCGACGATGGCTCATATGGTCCAGCTACGTGGGAACTATGGGAAGAGGAGCGTGATTATCTACAAGTCAATAACATCATTGAGAAGAAATGGTTTAAGATCGCCGAGGGTAATGTCGGCATTGCCGTGATCCCGTTAGTGCCACTTATCACTGGTAGGCGTAAAGGCGATACTTGGCAGATCATACCACCTATGCAAGACGTCGCATATCTTCAAATCAAGCATTACCAATCCGAGAGTAATTTGAACTGCGCTAAGGAGAGGGCGTGTTTCCCGATGCTCGCCGGCAATGGTGTTGACCCTGACATGGACGCCGAGGGTAATCCGAAAGCATTGAGCGTTGGACCGATGACGGTTCTATACGCTCCGCCGGGTGACGGGGGCGCACACGGTGAATGGGTATTCATCGAGCCAAGCGCTGAGTCTCTGAAATTCCTGCAAAGCGATATCGACAACACCGAACGACAGATGCGTGAGATCGGTCGACAGCCACTCACTAACGAGTCTGGTAATCTGACCGTGGTGACGACGGCGTTCGCTGCGTCGAAAGGCAACAGCGTTATTCAGGCGTGGGTCAACGATTGCGAAGATGCTGCCGAACAGGCATTCGTGTATACCTGCATGTGGCTTGGTGACAAGTCTGAGCCTGAGGTGATCATGTACAAAGACTTCGCCATCGATCTCGAGACTGATCAGGCGCCGACAGTTCTACTCGCCATGCGCGAGAGCCGAGACATTAGTCGTGTCGCCATGATACGTGAGGCCAAGCGTCGTGATTGGCTGTCTCCTGAGTATGATGCGGAAGTTGATCAAAAAGAGCTTGACGGCGAGCCTCCTCCTGAGCCTGTCAATCAGAATACGCCACCGGCTAACAAGGGAGCCACAGCATGACCGAAGTAATCACGAAAGTAAGGAGACGACATACAGACATCAGTGCCGTTGTCACTCGAGCCGACGGTAGGGTGGAAGACTTGGGCCTGATCTACTATTATGATCGTAATCCATTGAAGAGATGGCCCAAGCAGTTGTACATCTGGATCAAGGAAAGGATTAGGCACAGATGAAATATCAGTTCAAGTCTAACGTGATCGTCGAGGGCTCGTCGGAAAGCGATGCTCTAAACCAGATCGGTGCGTATCTCTGTCGCTGTGGCCGTGAGATCAGCGAGGAGGGTAGCTCTCTCGAGCAAACCGTCTACACGTTGGAGGAAGCCGCCGAGGGGGAAGCCGTCGATCTCAGCCCCAAGGTTCCTGTGGAAGAAGAGGTCGAGGAAGTAGTTGGGGAAGAAGTAGAAACAGAAATAGAAGGAGAATAATCAATGGTCGCTCGCGTACAGAACAATGGCCTCGCACGTATCAGCTCTCTATTGGCAGCCGCTACCTGGTGGCTGCAGTGGGGTACAGGTTCTGCTGCGGCGGCATCGGCCAGCGTTGTTACCACCACAACTACCACCGAGGCTCGTGCCTCGGCCACCACATCTCAGCAGACGACATCGGTGACAAACGATACATTACGTCTGACAGCGACACTCACCGCTGCGGGCACTCGAGCTATTACCGAGGTCGGCGCATTCGATGCTGTAGGTTCCGGCTCACCACCGACCGGTGGTCTTATGGATATCTACGGGGACTTCTCCGTGATCAACTTGGCGACGAACGACTCTATCGCCTTTACTATCAACACCTCATTCGTATAAAGGAGACTACCGGTGGCTATTTCTCTTGTAGGATCGGCCACCGGTACTACTACGGCAACATTGCCGGTACACAATGTCGGGGATTTTATCCTCGTCTTTGCTTATCGAGATGGCAGCACAACTGCACCGTCAAGACCAGCTAGCTTTCCCTATACTATCGGAACAGTCGGGGCTAACGTTAATGCCTTATTAGTGGTTGGTAAATATGCGAAGGGCGCTACCGATGCTACCGACGCCATTGGTACGTTCACCAATGCCACGTCGGTCATTGCTCTGATCTTTCGTAATGTAGGGTATGTTGGACAAGCCGTACTAACGACTGGAACGGCCACTACTACAGTCAGTTTCCCAACTCTAACTGCGATGAAGTGGACTGATGGAACAAGTTATGTTGTAGGAGGAGTTGGTCACTCTGATCCGACTACTGGCGCTATTGCAACGGCCCCTACCGGCATGACAAATATTACATCTGTGGTGGACGCCACAGACAGAGCAGCAGCGCATTGGACTAATGCCGGTGTAGCGAGTTGGTCAAATCAGACCGTCAATGTCACCGGCACTGCTGGTAACTACGCAAGCGCCACTGTTGAGTTGTGTGAGGATAAGCCCCTCGTAGGTTACACTAATCTGCTGGCCAGTGTGCAGGATCTGTCGAATACTGGTAACTGGACGAGAGCGAACCTAACCAGTGTGACTGGCGGAACCTCAGACTCCGATGGTACTTCCAATGCTTACACGGTACTGGAGACTACGGCTACCGCTGGTCACTATCTAGAGGCTACCTTCTCTAAAGCAGCGTCTGTTAAGAAGTATCGTCTATCATTGAAAGTGAAGGCGCAGAGCACGTCACGCTTCCTGCGTCTAGTTGCGTTAGACAGCGTATTCACTGATTTTGCCGATGCGTATTTTGATCGCGCCAATGGTACAGGTGCCGGTAACAGCACTGGAGCCGGTTTTACGCTCCATGGGCACGGGGTTCGTCAGTGTGCCAACTCCTTTGTGGAGTGCTACATCGACTTTACGAGCGATGCTGACACCGCTCTAAAGATCGATCTAAAAATTGCTAATACCACTCCCGCAGACAGCTACACAGGTACAGCGACCGTTGGTCTGCAGATGTACAACCCGGCGCTGTACGATTTTGCCGAGGGTATCGCCGCGCCGACCGTACCTGTGCAGGTTGGCTCGACGCAGATTATTACGCTTTCAAGCAGTGCAACTACGGGAACGGCTTCGTCAACCATCACGGTACCGTCGGATGCAACGCTTGTTGTAGTCACATTCATTGGGTTTGATGATGTTGCCAATAACCATACGTCTCTAACATTTACGAAGGGCGGTGTGGACACTACGATGACACGTATCGCCGGTGGTGATGCCAATACTACCGCGACACAAATTGTTCCATTCTATTTAGCATTGCCAGATACCGGCACCAACAAATCACTCAAGTGGTCTTGGAGCACTACCGAGAACGACCCCGGTCTCCATTTCTTTATTCGGTTCTACAAAAATGTTGACACAGCCAGTCCTATAAGGGCATCAGGGGCAGTGCAGATAGGCTTTACTGCTCCCCCGCAATATTCCAGCATGTTCCAGTCTGTGGCCGGTGATTTAATAGAAGCAGTTATAGGTGGGTTCTTGACCTCGAATATAAGCGAAGGTTCAGCCACGCTCTCGAACCTGACGGCTGAGCAGGAAACGTTTACGTCTGGTAATAACTTCGATAGTGTCGGTGGCACTCTAATCCCCACTACTGGCGGCAACATAATTGGCGTAGCATCCAAGACTAACTGGGATGACTATGGCTATGGTTACGTCGTCCTCAAGCCTGGTGCCAATCCGTCTGCCGGTGTATCCCTGCCACCATATACACCATATTCTGCATTCCAACACATGATCGTGAGGTAATAACATGAGCGGACGTCAATACTCCGTAATATTCAATGCTGTGGGAGTAACAGCGCAACAGGATTTATTCGAGATCACAGCGGCAGCGGGTAAGCCGTTCGAAGTTGTAGGTTTTATG